TGTTCCAGAAATGGATTCAACATACATTTCCTCCTGATCTATGTATATGTAATTAGTTGCTTCAATACCACTAGCACTAGTTACATTAATAACAGCAATACTATCATCTATATTCTCACTTAAGTTAGTAGTAACAGTATCTCCATAACTCTTAGTTGCTCTAGGTACAACACTATAAGTAACTTCTCTAGTTGGAGTAGATGTCTTACCACCAGAAACATATCCAATAGATGCCTTCTTAATAACATCCTTGGCAATGTCTGTATTGACAGGACCAAACATGTAAGTCTTAGCAGTAAATCTCATAGTATAAATGAGTGCTCTTCTTGTAGAAAAATCACTCTCATAATCATCACTTGTAGTAATAGAATTTAAAACAATAGGAATATCTCTTTTTTCTCCAATAGTATCAACTAGGTCTACTGATACAGTATAAGCAGGTTGAAAGTATGGGAGAATTTGCTCTACTATTTGAAGCATATCATCATTCAACTTAGTAAAGATACTAAGTTCAAATTCTAAATTATATGGTACAGGAAGATAAGTTTTTGCTAATGTGCTTTTATCACCTTTTACACCTTTTAAAAATGTTTGAGTAGTTGTAGACTTTCTTGCAGGATCATAATTAAGTCCATTCAACTCAAAAGACATTCTTGGAAGACTAATCTGAACTGGTTTGTTTAGATCTGGGACTTGCTCCAATCTTGCTAAGAACTTTTGAGTAGGACCATATGCCAAAGGAACCTTAGTCGTACTAACAACTGAATCATCACTATTAGTATGATTAATATTAATATTATTAAAGATAGAACCAAAAGATATAATGGTTCTCCTCATTATTTCGTGATAAAAATATTCAAACATTGTTATAATCCTGGTATCTTATTTATGGCATTCCAAATGGATTGGTCTCTGTAAAGTCTATGATATCATCTGCAGCACTTTCAATGGTAGTATTTTCTGCAAACCCGTCATCGGCATTAGTGGTTGCAACCTTTTGATATTCATACTCAGCACCAGATGTGCTACCTGTAATAACCTCACCATCATTAAATGCTCCACTAATAATAGAAATCTTGAGTTCCATAGTAGATGCATCCCAAGATTTAACTCTACCAGTAGAACTACTTGCAGCACCAGTTACTACCTCATTAAAGACATAATTACCAGAACCTCCCATATAAGGAGCAGTTACAGTAGCAGTAGGAGCAACAGTATATCCAGCACCAGCATTAGTAATACCAATCTGAGTAACAATACCCACACTGTCTATGTATGCTAAAGCAGTTGCTGTTGTACCCCCTGCAGGTGCTCCTGTAAAGGTGATTAAAGGAACTGTAGAGTATCCAGTACCCCCTGAGGTAATTGTGACTATTCCAATAGCACCATCAGATATAGATGCAGTAGCAGCAAATCCTACACCTTCACCACCAACTGTATAGATCTCTGGTTCTTGACCTATAGTATATCCATAACCTGGATTAATAATGTCAATTCTTCGTATCCTATAAGATTTCTCTCCATCATAATCTACTATATCATCTCTCATAGATGCTACACCTACAGCAGTTAATCCAGCAGAAGGAGCAGAAGAAATAGCAACTCTTGGAAGACTGGTGTATTCATTTCCAGTATTAGTAATAGTAACACTGGATAATGCACCATCTACAATACCAGTTGTAAGAACTGCTGTAGTTCCTGAGGACACTAGAGTAAGTGTTTCAATGTAACCTGCCTTCTCTAGGTTATCATCAATATCACCCACTCCTGTATCAACAACAGAATCCTCATATCTGTAAAGCTCACATCTAAGTTCATAAACATATCTTTCTTTTAATTGATAGAATGGTTTTTCATGTTCAACAAATTTAATTTCAAATAACCTATCACCTAAAGGGAAATAGATTAAATCTCCTTCCTTAGGTCTAGTTGCCAATTCTATATTCGGTATATTCTTAATAAGAGGCGTAACATAATTTTCAAACCTATCTCTTGATATTACAAGAGTTAAATCATCAAGTGCCTGAACACCAAACTTAGATAGAAGAGAACCTTGTCCCTCATATCCATCAAAGGTATCTACATATGCTTCTAATGGAATTGCTTCCTCGAACTTAGATTCTATGACTTCTTGTATAACAGTAGTCTTAGTAATATATCTTCTAGGAATATAATAGACATCCACTCCATACATCTTAATCTGTTCATTGATTAAGCTTTGGACTAGATTCTGCTCTGTAGAAGACCCTTGTAGGAAATAAGGATTTAATGCCATTAGCCTATCATATCAAGAGGAGGAAGTTCATAAGTATTAGACATATTTTCTCTAATTCTTTCTAATTCCTTTTCTGCTTGCTCATACATTTCCATACCATTTAACTCTATTCCACCAGGTAATTTAACTCCTTGGAATTTGGACATATTTTGTCCCCACTGCCTCTTAATTAAAGCAGTAGCATATGGTTTTAGGAAGGAATCATTCCATACTCTAGGATAAGTTGATGGATCTAATAGAGTAAAACAATCTATAACCAGATAATCACCCACACTTACACTATCCCAATCTATATCTAAATATAATCTATCTTGTCTCTTATTAAATCTAATCTGTTTCTCTGTGGTT